GGAGCCGTCAATCTGGCTCTGGGAGATTTGAACCCAAAGCAGAAGCAATTCTGTCAGGCGCGGTCTCGCTATGTTGGATACGGCGGCGCCCGCGGCGGCGGGAAGAGCCATGTTGTGCGGATTAAAGCGATTGGCGGTGCGATGACCTATCCGGGAATCCGGATTTTGATTGTCCGAAAAGAATATCCGGAACTGGAGCAAACGATGATCCTGCCCATGCGGAAGCTGATTCCGGCAGAGATCGCAGCATATAACGCCACCATGCACATGTTTTTCTTCTCCAATGGAAGTGTTATCAAGTTCGGACATTATAGCAGCGGAGACGATGTGGAATATCAGGGCCAGGAATACGACTGGATTTTCATGGACGAGGCGACACAATTCACGGAATACCAGTTCCGAACACTGGGCGCCTGTCTGCGTGGTGCTACGAAGTTTCCGCGCCGGATGTACCTGACCTGTAACCCCGGCGGAGTTGGGCACATGTGGGTTAAACGCCTGTTTATCTCCCGTCAGTATCAAAACGGAGAAAAGGCAGAGGACTATACCTTCATTCACGCCACGGTGGACGATAATCCCCAGCTGCTGGAGGCGTCTCCGGAGTATGTGCAGATGCTGGACCTGCTGCCGGACGATGTGCGGGCGGCTTGGCGGTATGGCGATTGGGACGCTCTGGCCGGAACGTTCTTCCCGGAGTTCCGGGCGGAGACTCATATTATCAAACCGTTCTGGAGGATTCCGGCGGAGTGGAAGAAGTACCGGGCGTTCGACTATGGCCTGGATATGTTTGCCTGCCTCTGGATTGCTGTTGATTTCGATGGGCGCTGCTATGTGTATCGCGAGGTACAGAAGAGCGGCATCATTGTATCCGAGGCGGCAAAGCTGATGCTGGACCTGACGCCGTCTTGGGAGCAGATCGAGTTCACGGCGGCACCGCCGGATATGTGGAACCGGCAGAAGGACAGCGGAAAGAGCATGGCAGAGCTGTTCATGGAAAACGGCGTTGGCATCATTCGGGCCAGCAACAACCGTGTGCAGGGCTGGATGGCAGTCAAGGAGATGCTGAAACCACTGAACAGCGAAAAGGACCGGCCGGGCCTGTTGGTGACGCAGGACTGTAAGGGGCTTTGCACGAATCTTCCAGCCATCCAGCACGACGACAAAAACCCGTCGGATTGTGCCACGGAACCCCATGAGATCACCCACATCTGCGATGCCTTCCGTTATTTCTGTGTCACCCGGACACTGAGCGCGGAGAAACCGGTTCCGCCGAAAGTGGAGGACTTCGATAGCGCCGGGATGACGGACTACGATGACGAGATGACCGGCGGAGAAATGACAGACGATTATCTGACCTATGGAGGGGGTGACTGACCTGTGGCAAGCATTTCCACATCGAACAATCTGACCATTCTGAAAATCAAGGAGTTTCTGGGACTGAACGAGAACCAGGATGGCGACACCAAAATCAGAGTCGGAGAGCTCTCTGAGATGCGGAACTTTTCCATTACCAGAGACGGCCATCTCCAAATCCGTCCAGGTACGCAGACACTCCTTTCCCTTCGCTCTGCCTGGGATAGCTGGGCGGACAGTCAGGAAGAAGGCGTGGAAGAGCATCCGGTATTCTGCGGCTGCTGGTATGGCATGGTGGGAGGGAAATACCATCTGCTGTGCGCCTTTGGCGGTGTGATCTTCGATGTGGACATTCTGCTGGAGAGTGTAAAGGCAGTAGGGACCTGTACCCAGGACAAGACCTCCTTTTTCGGCTTTGACGAGAAGGTTTATCTGCTGAACGGCCATGAGTACAAGAGCTGGACTGGAGAAGCAGAGGAGACCTTTCAGGATGTGGAGGGCTATATCCCGCTGGTACAGACAGCAACCACGCCGGAGGGCAGCGGAACACAGCTGGAGAATGTGAACCGGCTGACGGGGCTGCGGCGTGTACGCTTCTCCCCGGACGGCGAGGCGAAAGACTTTTTCCTGCCGGAGAAAGAGATCGACAGTGTGACCGCGGTAGAGGGGACAGATGTGCAGTATACCGCCGACACCGCGGCTGGAAAAGTGACCTTCAACACAGCCCCAGCCAAGGGGACGAATACTGTCACCATCACTTACAAAAAAGGCGATGGCGCCCGTGGCGATGTGACCGGGATGCACTTCTCCGAGCTCTACAACGGCTCCAACGATACCCGTGTGTTCCTGTATGGAGATGGGACAAATCGGACCATCTACAGCGGAATCAACGGAGACACCGGCCTCGCGTCGGCGGATTATTTCCCGGACTTATACGAGGCGGCCATCGGGGACAGCAACACGCCGCTGACCGCTCTTGTGCGACATTATGCCCGGATGCTGGCCTTCAAGCGGGACAGCGCATGGTCGATCACCTACAGCACCGTGACGCTGGACACCGGAATTACCACGCCCGGATTTTATGTGCTTCCGGTCAACCGGCAGATCGGGAATGACGCTCCCGGACAGGTGCGGTTACTGGAAAACAATCCGCTGACACTGGACGGCAGCAGCATCTACCAGTGGCGGTCTACCTCCAGTACCGGGAATATCACGGACAATGAGCAGAATGCACGGCGCATTTCAGACCGGATCGCGGCCACGATCAGCGGTTGGGCGCTTTCGGAGGTCAGAACCTTCAACAGAAAGCGGGAGCACGAATACTGGTTTTTGTGGAAGGAAAACGCTGTCATTCTGAACTACGCAAATGACAGCTGGTATTACTACACCAATATGCCGTTCCAGCAGATGGTGGATGTGGAGGATGACACCTACGGCATCACGGAGGATGGAAAAATCAAGCATCTGTCCCGGCAGTATCGAAATGATGATACAGAAGAGATCGATGCCTATGCCGCCACTGGCTCCATGGACTTTGACAAGGACTGGCTGCTGAAATACTCCCCCATGCTGTTCGTTGCAATCCAGCCGGAAACCAACGCCCGGATCACAGTGACGGCACAGAGTAACCGGAGGAGCGACTACCCGGAGAAGGTTGTGGCATCCAGCTTGGCGACCTTCACCCATGCGGATTTCCGTCATTGGTCCTTCCGAACCAACCGGAAACCCCAAGTGGACCGGCTGAAGCTGAAGGTGAAGAAGGCAACCTTCTACAAGCTGATTTTCAAGAGCAAGAGCGCATCCGCGACGGCGACTGTTCTGGAGACGGACATTCAACTGCGGTATGCCGGGAACGTGAAGTAAGGAGTTGAGCAATGAAGAAGTTTGATCCGACACCTCAGAAGGTGTCTGCGGAGTATCAGGCCGGGGTCCAGTTTAATCAGGGCATCCAGCTGTATGACTGCGTAAATGTCAATGAGAACTTTTTCATTGGCAAGCAGTGGGAGGGAGTACATAGCAATGGCCTTCCGACTCCTGTTTTCAATTTCCTGAAACGTGTCGTTTTGTTTTCTGTGGCAAATGTGTCTACAGACAACCTGAAGCTCCATGCAAAACCGCTGCCCTCCAACGGGAAACTGACAGGGCAGGATGCGGAGATTTTGACAGACCTCTTGAATGACCAATTCCAGTCCATTTTCGAGTTCAACAAAATGGGGGCCTGTATCCGCGAGTTTGCCAGGAACGCCGCGGTGGATGGGGACGGCTGTCTGTACACCTATTGGGACCCTGATGTAGAGACAGGGCAACCAAGCAAGGGTGCAATCAAAACGGAAGTTTTGATGAACACACAGGTGCTGTTTGGAAATCCCAACAGCCGGGACGTTCAGAGTCAGCCCTATATCATGATTGAACGCCGGATGCTGGTTTCTGAGGCCAAGAAGCGGGCAATCGCAAACGGCGTCAGCGAGGATGATGCGGATAGCATCACTGCTGACAGCAAGCAGAGCGGGGATAGCCGCATGGACGAGCTGGGCGGCAATAAAGTTACCGTCCTGCTGCGACTGTGGCGGGATGACGAGAGCGGAACCATCCACGGTTATGAATGCACGCAGAATCAGGAGATCAAGCCTGAATGGGACCTTGGAATCAAGCTGTATCCCATCTCCTGGATGTCCTGGGACTTTGTGCAGGACTGCTACCATGGGCAGGCCATGATTACAGGTCTCATTCCGAACCAGATTTTCGTAAACAAACTGTTTGCCATGTCCATGATCTCTCTGATGATGCTGGCATATCCCAAGATCATCTTCGACAAGACGAAGGTTGCCAAGTGGAGCAATCGGGTGGGCGCGGCCATCGCCGTCAACGGCAGCGTGGAGAATGTGGCGAAGATCATCGACCCGGCCACCATCTCTCCGCAGATCAGCCAATTCATTGACTTGGCAATCTCCTACACCCAGCGGTTTCTGGGCGCTTCCGACGTGGCCCTTGGCGATACACGGCCCGACAACACCTCCGCTATCATTGCCCTACAGCGGGCGGCGGCGACTCCTATGGAGCTGACAAAGCAAACGCTGCTGCAGGCCATTGAAGACCAGGGCAGGATTTACATGGAGTTTATGGGCGAGTATTACGGGGACCGCTACGTGGAGATTCCCATTGACCAGACACAGCTAGGCGGCAACCGTGTGATGTTCACCATGCCGGGGTCTAATGGGAAGGTCTTGGCTCCGTTCGATTTTTCCAGCCTGAAAGACTACTACTTTACTGTGGACCTGGATGTGGGAGCATCCTCTTACTGGTCCGAAATCGCCTCTATGCAGACGCTGGACAACCTGCTGATGCAGGGCAAGATTTCCACAGTGGAGTATTTGAAGCGCCTGCCTGCCGGTCAGATCACAGACCGGGAGACGTTGATCGCGGTATTGCAGGCAGATCAGCAGCGGCAGATGGCAATGGCGATGGGTGGCGCAGGCGGTATCTCTGGAGATGGAAGCGGCCCCGCGCCCACCGGGCAGGAAAATCCACCGCTGCGGGGCGGCGCCGGATATGGGGCCTTGCAGCGGGTTATCAACCAGACGGGAGAAGTCCCGCAGGAAAGGGGGGCCTGATACATGGCTCTGTCGAAATTTGAGAAGGACATGGCGATCATCTCCGCTCTGGACGATGAACCGAACGACGTGGGCGGCCTGACGGCTGCGGAGCTGAAAGCCAAATTTGACGAGGGCGGTCAGGCCATCAAACAGTTTTTGAATGAGACGCTGACACCGCAGATTGACTCCGAAAAGGCTGGCCGTGATGAATTGGAAGGGCTTGTCCTGGGGCAGATTCCGGATGGAACAATCACCGTTGAAAAGATGGCTCCATCGTTCTTTACGTCCATTCTGACCCCTCAAATCCAAGTAACCTACAACGGAGGTGTTTAAATGGCACAGCAGTTAGGGCAGGTGGCCGTCGGCACACTGGTAAAGCTCAATGAGAATGGTTCCCCGGTGGAATTCTATGTGGCGAAGCATGATTACGAGAGCGGTTTAAACGGAGCCGGACGGACGCTGTTAGTGCGGAAGGAATGCTATGATAATCGGGTATGGAATAGCGTTCAGGTAAATACATACGCCTCTAGCGCACTTGATAGCTGGCTCAACAGCGATTACAAGAATCTTCTGGACTCTGATTTTCTGACGGTAATTGGGACCACAAAATTTCAATATACCATTGGTTACGGAGATAAAACATTAAGCACATTAGAACGAGCGATTTTTCAACTTTCCAGAACAGAGCTTGGATTTACGCTCCCGGCTGATGCAAATTTTGAGGGAAATATTCTTCCTATCGCATCGATTTTGCAAAAAGCTTTTTTGAACGGGGAAACGAATTCGCAATGGACTCGAACACCAAATACATCTTATCTCACATCTGCCTTTTTTGTATATGCAGGTGGAAGTTCTGATTCGACTGGCGTTACTGCAGAAGCTGGCAGCCGCCCCGCTTTTACCGTCCCTTCCACATTGAGCGTAACTGACGATGGGACACTCTCTCTGGCGTCTGCTCCTCCACATGCGATAACTGTCCCTGTTCAAGCTATGCAGGGCAAACAGCTTGCAGTCTCCTGGTCTGCTGTGGACGGCGCTGACGGCTACATTCTGGAGCGCAAAGCAAACACGGACGCTGACTGGGTGCAGGTGTATTCTGGAGCCGATTTGACTTTTTCTGAAACTGCCGGGACCTGGGAATCGGTTCAGTATCGGGTAAAGTCTGGCGCCAATGGAAAATATGGCGAATATACAATCAGTTCCCTTGTTGATGTAGTTCCTGTTTCCATTCTGGTAATTTCCGGGTCCGATGGCAGCTTGGGCACTCTCACAAATGATGTGCAGTATGTGGTGTCCTCCAGCGGAACCAGTGCTTTGACGGTTACGGAATCTACTGGACGAACTACCCGAACGTTCACGGCCACCAACGGCGCCACAATCAGAATTCCCGTGATAGACTTACCAACTGGAAGCGGCACCATCAAGATTACGGCATCCACCAACCCCGGCAGCGGTGTGGTGACGGTGACGCGCAACTGGACGTACTCCAAGACGGCGCCGACGTTCGCGAATGCGGGGAGCACGGCACAGCTGCAACAGAATGGGAAGAACATTTTCCCGCTGACGCTGTTGGAGTGTGTACGCGGCGGAGAAAATCTGGCTCCTGGCGGGTTTGGTCTGGGAACGTCAAATCCGCGCCACATTGACGATGCCAATAATGCGTTGGAATCCGGCTGGTATTATCTTGATGCGTCT